CGCACTGATAGCAAGATCGCAGGCCATGTGAAAAGCCTCAATCGGGTTTGTTAGTTCGGTATTCATGCTGCTAACTCCGCGTCTGATGCGTCCTCTGCGGCAGCGCGTAAATGCCAATCATCAAGGCCAAAGTCTCGGTAACCTTCCGAAATCATCGTATAATAATGATTGCTCGGCTTGCGCAAACCGCCCTTGTTGCCGTTCATGTCATAGATCAACCAATCGCCGTTAATCTTGCGCCGATCATATAGGTGGGGGAAACCCTCTAAAATGTCTAACGCTCGTAAGCAATCTTGCGTAATCTCCCACAATACAACTGGTAAAACCATGTCGATATCATGCCGAAAATCAGCAACACCGCGAAACGTCAAACGGTAGTCGGGCAAGTAAAAGCCGCCCATAGGTTTGGCCTTCGGGCATCGTGAAGCCATAGCCTCACGGTTCGTGTTCATTCCATATGCTAAATAGTACATTTTCTGTCCTTTTGTTCGGTTTAAAAATGGGGGCTTTTGCCCCCATCCATTAAGCAACTGCGTAAGCATCGGCTCGCGCCTTATTGATATGGTCCTCAATCAAATCAAGCGCATCACCTACAAGATCATCCGTGAAGAACCACAGTAAATCTTTATTGTTAGGGTTCGGTAGGCTCTTGAAATGCTCAACAATAACTTTTTGAGCGTAACCAGTAGAGCATTGTGCATCGTGCGCCGTGTACCTTACAAACTGCGGAATAACCCAGCGATGTAAAGCAGCGTCTAAGCCGTTGCAAATTCCATACTTGTCAACCATAGCGATTAACTCAGCTACGTTTGATTTGTAGTGCTCCGCGCCTAAATAAGAGCCGTCTAACCAGCAACGGAAGAAGCGACGGTTCGCGTGGTTGCTATCCATTAGATCGCCTTGGAGATCGCTTAAAATGCGGTTTTTGATTTCTGCGTGTGCCATAGTTTTAATTCCTTTCATACTAGACGCCCCAAGTAATACCACACCAAGTGGGACTGTCAACAGTAAAGATAAGTTTTTTTATCTTTTTTTGTTTCGTTGATTTTAAACGATAATTTACCGGAAAGAAATTTACCGGATTTTTTCCGGTATCCGGTAATCCGGTAAATAATAAAACAAAAACAATGCCTTAGCACTTTACAGTATCTACCGGAAGAATGGTAATTTCCGGTAGATTATTGTTTAAAATCAAGGGCTTATTTACCGGAAAACCTCCACCCCCTATAGGGGGGGATATACAGATCCCCCAAACTATTCCTTTAACGCGAGCGCTTCCGGTTCGTTTTGGGTATGGGAACTGTTGGGCTTGCATGGGTTGCCTGAAAGATGTAACCTGAACGCATAACCAGAAGCCGCAAAATTATTCGGGATGACAAATGCCAAAAATAGGAGAGCAGCAGAACAAAGGTGAAAAAAGACTAACGCCTCCGCAGCAGAAGTTTCTGGATAGTTACATTCACAAAGACATGACACAGACCGCAGCAGCTAGAGCAGCAGGGTACAAAAATCCAAACGTCTCAGCGGTGCAGCTTCTCAATAATCCACGCGTAAAAGAACGTATGGAGGAAATGCGGAACGAACTAGAAAGCAAGTACGGCGTCTCGGTCACAAAGTCTGTTCGGGATATGCAACGCCTCAGAGATGAAGCATGGAGCGCAGGGAACTTCGGTGCCGCAATTAAAGCCGAGGAACTTCGCCTTAAAGTAACAGGACTCATGGTAGCCCGTAGCCATGTCACGCACGAAAATGTCGAGAACCTAACCCGTGATCAGATCGTCGAACAACTTCAAGAGTTCATGACGCGTGCTAAAGATCGCATGATCGACATAACACCTGAAGAAACTCCCATAAAAGCCGAACAAATCCCTATAACGGACTGTAGCGAGAACGTCGCCGAGTAGCCCGAACTCTTGGCGCGGGGGTCGGGGAGGGGCCGCAGCCCCCCAGAAAAGGCCATTCGGGTGGGGTTGTATCGGGTTTCGGGTTCGGGGTGCTTAAAATTGTTCGGGTTACTCAGCGGGCTTCCCAGAGAGTCACACAATCACACACACTTTGCCTGAATCAGCGCCGGGGATCAACTGTCCGGGGGATATAACCCGATAAATTGTTCGGGTTAGTCATCCGGGTGACTCGTCGGGGTCGGGGTCGGGATTCCTGCCGGGGATGACAACACGAACAATTGTTTGTTACCTAACCGTTACCTAACCGTTACCCGGCGCGGCGACTCCCGGCAGCAGACTCTCGCCTGGCAAAATAAGCCGAACAATTGTTTAACTTGTTAGCGTGACTCAAGCGTTACCGCCCAGATAAGTTTTTTTATTTTTCTTGTTGACATTATATATAGTGTGGGATAGTGTGGGAGTATTCTAGTAGAGAGGAAAGAAAATGAAAAATATTACACGACACACTGGCAAGATCAGAATGATTGAGCGCCTGAAGAATTCAAAAAATGGCAACCCACAATTTATTCTAGGGGTTTTTGACTATCCAGAAAAAGGTTTAGGCTGGTCGTTTAGAACGCCAAAAGATAGTATGCTTGGTTATAAGATTCAAAACTATATTGATATTGACGCAGACGTTACTGTTACAATTGGCACGCACTATAATACTTGCACGCTAAACAGCATTGAGGGATTGGCATAATGTTTTTAACAATTGAAAATAACAGAACAGGCGAAATGTTGGCAATGCGTCCACTCGCACCGAACGAAAAACTTGACCTTGAGGTACTCGTCCACCGAGAAATCAAAAAACTATCACACGATGAAGACGAGCACTGGAGCACCGAGCTAGAAATTGCGGATAACGTGCCGAACGGTTGCGCCGACTTCTACGCTCAGATCAGAACAAGCAAAAACGATAGCTTGTGCGTATGGTCAACAGCAGACTTCTTCTACAAGAACATTGCTTGCGGATAAACAATCGGGCCTTCGGGTTCGGGATCGGGTTCGGGCCTTCGGGTTCGGGCCTTTTTTTTATGCCGAATCACCCCAACACATATACACACACATATACATACACACAAAAACACAAATAACCCGAACAATTGTTCGACTTAGACCATAAATAGACCAAAAAAAAACTTGTAAGTTATTGTTTTTAAACAGTTTTTTAGTGCATTTTGTTGTTGTGTTCTCTGGGAAGATATGGGACAAATGGGCAAGGGCAAGGACATGCCCCTAAATCTAGTATGAGGAAAACAAAATGATACACGCTTTTGGAAATGAATGGGAAGTGGCCTTTGACTGCCAAGTATCCCGCGAAGAAATAAACAGAGCACTAATAACAGTCTGTGGCGCTGGCGCAGTTAAAATAGTATCCGACCCCAGCATACCACGAAACCAAGGTGGCCATTCCAGATGGGAGCTAGTTTTTTCCCCGATGGCAGATTGTGACCGCACATGGGCAATTTACAAAGCAGCCGAAACAGTTTGCGATAGTTTTGGAGCCTATTCTCCCAGACCTAGCGGCATCAATTCAGCTGGACACCATGTTCACATAAGCCGCAGCGCACTAGCTGAAGGCGTAACAGCCGAGCAATTCACAGACGCAAGTATCGCTTACATGAATAATAGCCGTGGATATTTGAGTGGCAGCGCTTGGTTTGCCGATCCAATGGACGCAATAGCCGTTAAAGACATTGTTATTCGATACGCCGAAAACAATATTAACCTTTATTTACCACGCAGCCGACACGATGCATTTTATACCAAGACCATATCAACACGAACAATTGCACAGCTTAAAGCTTGCACAGGCGGCGTCGAAGATTTGGCTGCATGCATTGGCCAAGGAAAATACCACGTTATCAATTTAACCGAGCATTGCTGGCAGGGAAATAAGACCATTGAATTCCGCCAAGGTGGATGCACTTGGAACGCAAACAAAACCAAAGAGTGGAACCGCCTACTGCTAAACCTAGTTTACAGCACACGCCAAGACCGTGTTGAAGAGGCGAGCCAGCGAACTATCACAACGCCAACATCTGGCAACGACATGTTTAGACGCGGCACACGCCTTGCAGTTCAATACGATCTGATGAGAGCACCAGCTGGAGCAACCACCCGCGAGATAATCGCTGCAATGGGCGGCAGCGAAGGAGATGTAAGACGTCGCGTTTCAGAATTGCGTGACCGACTTGGACACGACGCGGCCATCGTAACCCACACCCAGCAGGCACAAGGTCGCAGTTCTGGCGATGGAACCGACCACACACGGTACGAAGTTTTGGGAGAATACAGCACCGGAAACGAGGCGAGACTAAAACCAGAAAACAGACGCGGACCAGAGACAATATTCGCACGCATGTCAGATGCAGAATATGAATACTGGCAAGGCCGAGCGGAGCAGCTGCGCAGATAGCAGCGCAAACCACCGACAAATTGACCAGCCCCAACGGGCTGGTTTTTTTGTGTCCCAAGGTACCCTAGGCAATCGGGAATTTGTTCGGGATATCGGGACTAAAGACACCCATACCCCCTTTTTATCGGGCATTCACATATCGGACTACACCACACAGAGTTTTACTCAAACGATTACCTCAAAAAACCTTTTTGGTATGTATGGGTCCCATAGGGTGTCTCAAAAATTTTTTTCAAAAAAATCCGTTGACGGGTCCCTTATCTTCCCATACCGTACCACTCAGAGTGGAAGGTAATATTAATGGCGAAGCGTAATCGAATAAATTGTTTAAGCAGGAAGTGGGAGAAGGCTTACAAGAAGTCTGAGCAGGCGAAGATACGTCGTGAGGGTAAACGAGAGTTAAAAAGGAGAGAGTTATGATTAGATGGGCGAAGGTTAGGGAAATAGAATTTGGCGATGACATTTGGATAAATGAGCAAATGGTTGTTTACGTTAAGGACCGTGACCCAAGCGGTAGCACAATTCAATTTTCTTCTTCTGAGGATGATTACATTAAGGTTATTGAGTCCTTTGAGGATATTGTCCAATCGTGGGACAATTGGCAGCACATTCACAAGGATGCCTAGATACCGTTTAATGATTGGCAGGTATTATGACTTTGACGCACAGACTGCTGCGGAGGTTGTACCTGTTATGCAGGAGCGCATGAAGAATTTTGGTTCTAGTGAGCGAGAATTTATGCGCGATTCTGCGATTGGTTTTTGCGAGTGGAACTGTGGTAATTATTATTACCATAGCCGAGATGCGTTTGCGAAGAGTATGATGAAAAATGGTTTATTAGAGGTGATTGATTAAATTTTAATAAATTGTTAGTGTTGCGTAGATTGACATCGGAGATATTAGATGAATGTACGCATGATGCAGCCACAGGGTCCTATGGGACAGTCGATGCCGCAGGGTGGAGCGCTTGCTCCGATGGGTCAGATGGGGATGGGTCCACCTCCACTGATGCCACAGCAGCCTAGCAATCAGGACAAGGGATTGGGTTCTTCGTTTGGCGGCAATGCGACGGGTCGCGGTCAATTCAGGCAGTTTATGAGTTCGAAGAGGCAGATGGCACCTCAGATGCCTATTGCACCTTCGATGGAGCAGTCTCCTATGTTGCCTCCTCCTATGCCGACGAACATGGCTGCTATTAGGCCCATGCGTGCGCCTAATATGGGTGGTGCTCCACAGTTGGGCAGGTCGGTACGCGGTACTGAGGGTGGTATTGGGAGTGCTCCTGTTCAGATGAACATGGGCGGCGGTGTTCCTCGTCAGACGATGATTGCCAATCAGCCACACATGTTGGCTTATATTAATCCTGAAGAGGAGGAGATGCTTTATGCTGCTGGCGGTTCTGGTGATCCGGGTCCCGGCGGTATTCCTGCATTCAACCCTAACGACCAAGGTCAAACAGGCGTTAGGCAGACACAAGACTTTGATTTCAGTAGTGACGATAATGAGAACGACGGTCAAGTTTATGTAGCTCCTACTTATGATTTTGGCGATGACGATGACGATGATTATACGTCTGCTGATTTAGCTGCTGATCTTGCTGAACAGGGTTTAACGAATATTATTCCTGATTCTTTGAGCGTTGCTGAACAGATTAATTTGTATGACGATAATGATTATCAGAACATGGCAGATGACACTGCCGTTTCTGGTGCTGAGTATGTTGCGAATGCTGATCCTAATACGGGTATAAACACGATTGATACTTTATTTTCTGATTCTGATATTGCGCAGCCTTTTCAAGCTTTTAACAACCCTTCTGTTGGTGGTTTTGGCCCTAGTTCTAATTTCGATTTAGACACAGGGGTAATAGAGCAAGGCAACACATATGGCGCTATGGCTGATGGCAGTAATTTAATAAAGTCTTTACTTCCCGGTGGCGGAATGGAGTATCGAATAATTGATCCTTCAGGCAGTTCAATAACTAACAGGTTTGATAATTTTCAAGATGCTATAGGTTTTGCCACTGGCACGTCCACATTTGATGGGATTGGTGACACTGACACTAGCGTTGGTTATAGCGTTGGTTATGGCGATGGTCAGGTTGATCCGGGTTTAGCTGCGGCGATTCCGGGGGATTCTGATTATGTTTACGATGGTGAAGGCACGATTACGCTTGATCCTATTGTGAGTGAGGGTACTGGCACATTTACTGGTGGCGAATCCATGATGGATGACGCTGCTGAGGAATTTTACAATCAGGACACGACTGGTCAGGGTGGCACTGATCCGTATGCTGGTGACATTGTTGAGAACGATGCTAGTACGACATACGATGAAAACCCCAACTTCACTGTTGGCGGCATTGAGTCACAGAGTCTTATTAATGAAGAGATTGCTGCTTTATCAGGCTCCAGCGAAGGTGTCAGCATTGGTGACGAATACGACATTGATACGACAGACGTTGATACGACAGGCGTTGATACGACAGGCGTTGACAGCTATGATCCATTTTCTGTTGGCGAGCCTGCAAACAGTTTATCTAATGTTGATACTACTGTAACTTCAGACGGTTCGGCTGTGACTCCCGCTGGAGCAGGTTCTGGAGCAGGTTCTGGAACAACTGGAACTCAAGCGTACTTGAATGCTATAACTAAAATATCTGCTGAGGGATACGATCCTAATGCAAAAGGCAACCTAACTGAGCCAGAACAGCGTGCATTGTATGGCGCTCGTGGTCAGACGCCCAACGCTGCTGAGACTGCTTATCTTGAATTTTTACTTTCAGATGCGAAGCACAAGGAAGATTCCACTATAAAAGGCGATGATGGTAAGCCGATTTACAAAGCTGGTGAATATGTCACTAAGCAAAGTTTTGGTGAGAAAGTTGAAGATGGCTTTGTTTCATTTATTGACACATTCCTTAATCCTTTAAGTTTTTTAGGGGATAACTTTACGCTTGGTGGCATAAACGCGTCTTATGTTGAGGAACAACTTAATGCGTATAAGAACGGTGGCACGTTTGTTTACGGCGACGACGGCAAGACCGTTGTTGGTGTAGCGGAGCCTAATTTTGATGCCAGCGGTGATGGCAACAATGACACGGTTGTTTTGTTTGATGGAGATGGCAACAAGACAGTTACTGGAGATGGAATAGGAATATCAGATATTACAACATCGAACAGCAACACTGACGGCGAAGATTTCGACATTGATATTGTTAATTCTAATAAAACTTATACAAACACTGAAGATGGTGTTGTTGTAGGCACACGCGGAGTAGAAGAGGAAAAAACAGGTGATGACAATAACTTTATCATCTGCGAAGAGGGTTTTGAGTTTGATCCTGTAGAGGGCATTTGTATGCCTATAGTTGGTGTTGGCGATGGCGATGGCACTGGTGGCTCTAACAATTCTAACATTTCTATTGGTGATGTTAATCGCAATGTTTCTTCTGGTTCTTATACTTCAGTTCCATCTAATGTGACTGGTTTAAAGATTAACACGCCGAAGCAGTTTAATCGCGGTGGCATGGTAACGCCGAACATAAGTAGATTTGTTCAGTCTTTAGGCATGTAGGGGGTTTTTATGAGCTTTATGTACGAAGAAGGTCGCGGCAGTATTTACGATAGCTATACTAGCCCCGAACCTAGGCCCAAGTCTAGGCCGACTGAGGTTCCTAAAGAAGATGAGGAAAAGGGTTTTTTCCAATCACTAGCTGATCTTTTTTCTGGTGGTAATGATTCTCCTGCGCCTGTTTCTGGTGGTCGTGGTAATGTGGTTGAGTCAAGAAATGAGCGAAGTAACTATATTAACGATGTTGTACCCCCGTCTCCTGTATCTGCTCCTCCTAGGCCACAAATCTATGACGATGTTTTGGGGAAACCTTCTGACGACAACGTGTTTTCTACGAGATATAATCCGAATACAGAGAACTTTGATGTTATAGACAACCCTAGGTTTATGAACACTAGAAACAAGAATGACATCACGCGTAATATTGTTCAATACGTTCCTCCGAATATGCGTGATGCTTTGATGATTGGTGGTCAATATGATCGTTCAGTACCTCATGCTTTTTTTGATAATATTGGAGGTCTGTTTACAACCGACAGTATTGGCTTGGATGACGATTATCAAAGTTTTGGCGAGGATTTAGGCGCATACTTCCTTGATGACCCCATAGGTTTAGGCACTGATGTTGTAAAAGGAGTGGGCGAAGGACTTTATAATTTTGTTACCAGTCCGATTGATACGGTTTCTGGTTATGTGAAAGATGTTTATGGCGCGGCAACACGGGATCAAACGAACCGAACTGCTGATCAGAGGTTAGGTGATGTTTTTACTGCGGGGTCTATTATTCCTGCGGTGGGGGGAGCTAAGATACTCGGTAAGGCTGCTTATAATAGCAATGTTTCAAGGGGCCTTAGAGGTGATCTTGCAGAGGATTTTTATGGCCCTGATGGTCCTCTAGTAGCTCCAAATGTGGGTGGTTTTAAGGTTCCAGAAAACCCTTTATATAGGGATTCTCTTAATGCTCATTATGATGCTTTGAAAGCATCTGGACTTTCTGATTATGAAATTGAAAGTGAGTATGGGGTAAAAGCCTATAAAACTGCTGATCCCAACGTCCCTCGTGTTGTTGGGCAGGTTAAACCATCATCCGAAGTTGATGTATCTAATGAGCCTTACACTTCAGAATATATTCCTAGAAGAGTAGGTGGTCTTTATTATCCTACGACTGATAAAGTTGTTATAAATACAAAATATAATCCAAACGCTTCGCAGTCAGATAATATACTTCGTCATGAGGTAGAGCACAGAAACCAGCGCAAGCAAGGCATAGGCGGTTTTAAATATGGCGCGGGTGGGCCGGAGTATTCTTTTGAACTTCAACAGAAAAGATTAGAGGATTTAAATGCTCAAATTAGGCAAGAGACAGATCAATTAAAAAAACAAGAGTTAATAGCAGAAAGAGAAGTTATTGCAAATATTGATGCGGGTGGTTCTTATTATAACAGTCCTCTTGAGCGTGGTGCGCGTCAAGGAGAACTAGACCCGTTTAATACACATGACCCTAGTATTAAGGCTTCTGAACTTCTTGACCCAAAGATTAATCCTAAAAGTTTATTAGGGCGTATTGATGATTCTTTAGGTAGAGCCATTCTTCCTACTTATGGTGGTTTATCTCGTTTTAGAGAAATGGGTCCAAGAATACCTTTCACTAATGAAAAACTTTTTAAAGGTATTGCAGAAGCTGCCCTGCCACTTGCTCAAATGAATACGCCTACAACGCCTAGTACAAGGGGTAATCAGCCTGTTCCGTTTATATCTGGACCTGATGGTAGTGCGGATCAGGCATTATACAGCCAACCTAAAAACCCTTCACTTGCTGACGATATTCAAAGAAAACTTGATTATTTATCTAAAAAAGCTCCTGTTGTTGAGTATGAAAATCGAAAAGCACAAATGATGAATGGTGGTATTTCAGGCGCAAGGCTGCAATCTAACTTGGACAATTTAGCTAGGAACTTGGGCATTGAACGAACTGACAGGTGATTTTTCAAAGTACCTTACGGATGAGGAACTAGCCAAGGTTGCTCCTATGCTGGAGCGTTTAAAGACGCTTGACGATAGAAATGAGAAGCAAGATAGCTTTATGAGCTTTGTAAAGTATGTTTGGCCTCAGTTTATTGAGGGCAGGCACCATAAGATTTATGCGCAGAAGTTACAGGATGTTGCTGATGGCAAGTTAAAGCGTTTGATTATTAACATGCCTCCGCGTCATACGAAGTCTGAGTTTGCGAGTTATTTGTTTCCGACTTGGTTAATGGGCAAAAGACCTGATTTGAAAATTATTCAAGCGACACACACGGCTGAGTTGGCTGTTGGATTTGGTCGAAAGATCAAGAATTTAATTGAGAGTGAGGATTTTAAAGATGTTTTCCCAAGTGTTAGTTTGGCTACGGACGCTAAAGCGAGTGGTCGTTGGAGCACCAATGGCGGTGGTGAATATTATGCGGTTGGTGTGGGCGGGGCTTTGGCGGGTCGTGGCGCGGATTTGGCGATTATTGATGACCCCGTTTCGGAGCAAGATGCGTTAAGCTCTACTGCTTTAGACAACATCTACGAGTGGTACACTTCAGGTCCTCGCCAGCGTTTACAGCCCGGTGGCGCTATTATTATCGTTATGACACGTTGGAGTATTCGTGACCTGACTGCGAAGGTTTTAGCCAAGCAGAGTGAGAAGGGCGCGGATAAGTGGGAGATTGTAGAGTTTCCTGCGATTATGCCTTCTGGTGATCCTTTATGGCCTGAGTATTGGGGCTTAGATGAATTAGAGGGTGTTAAGGCTTCTATCCCTGTGGGCAAGTGGAATGCGCAGTACATGCAGAACCCCACTGCTGAAGAGGGTGCGATTATTAAGCGTGAGTGGTGGAAAATCTGGGAGAAGGATGATCCCCCTGATTGCAGCTATATTATTCAAAGTTATGATACAGCGTTTAGTAAGTCTGACAGGGCTGACTACAGTGCTATTACGACTTGGGGCATATTTCACAATGAAGAGACGCGAGAGGATCATATTGTTCTTTTGGACGCTGAGAGAGGGCGCTGGGAGTTCCCAGAGCTAAAGGAGCAGGCTTTGGAGTCTTACAAGCTTTATGATCCTGATATGGTTTTAATTGAGCAGAAGGCGAGTGGTATGCCGTTGACTCAGGAGCTTCGCAGGATGGGTATTCCTGTAACACCATTTACTCCGAGCCGAGGTGCTGATAAGTTTACGCGTATGCACGCCTGCGCTCCTGTGTTTGAAAGCGGCATGGTTTGGTGTCCAGAGACTAATTTCTCTGATTTAGTTATGGAAGAATGTGCCGCTTTTCCGAATGGTGAACATGATGACTTGGCGGATTCGATGACACAGGCTATACTACGTTTTAGACAAGGTGGTTTTATTACCACTCCAAGTGATTACGACGATGAAGATGAACGGGCGTTTATGCGTCAGAAGCGCGAATACTATTAGGAGACTATTATGGCCGAAGAAGGAAGAGTAGATAAAGAATCAATTATAAGGGCCTTGATGGAAGCCATGACTATGAGTGATTCTGGCAAAACCATTTCTGACGCTGATAGAATGAGGATGCAGCGGCTAAAGGGCATGGGCAAACCTCAAGGTATGAAGATGCCCGAAAGAATGAAGACAAGAGGTCGTGGTGACATGGACCTTTCTGATTCAGACATGAAAATGCTTGAGCTAATGATGCAGCAACAGCAAATGAAACAAGGCGCTGCTGAACGCAAAGCATTTCCACCACCGTCCATGATGAAAAAAGGCGGCGAAGTTAAACGCAAAAAGAAGCCTAAGATGGGCGCAGTTATGAAAGGCCGTGGCGGCTCATATAAAGGAATTAAATAATGGCTGATAGAAAAACTAAACCATCCGCATCTGGCGCTCAGTTTTATCAGTCAGACGCTGAGAAAAAAGCTAGGCTTGCCGCTAAGGGTAAGCGAACTGATCTTGAAAAAGCCCTATACGATGCCACTAGCAAAAAAATGTACGCGGGTGAGATGACCCCTGAACAAGCAGGCGACACGAGGGCGAAAGTGTTTATCGACTCAGTTTTTGACGCTGTTAACAATCCACCAAAAGCGTCTGGCACTGGTCGCGCAGTTATGAAGGGCCGTGGTGGCTCATTTAAAGGAGTAAGATAATGAAAAATACACCAAAAAAATTCAAAGGCTTTTCTAAACTGCCAGAAGCGGTTCAGCAAAAGATGAATCCAGAAGCTGCTGTTAAATACATGGAAGGTGGCGCTGTTAAACCTATGGGAAGCCACAAGATGCCAGACGGT